AAGCGTTTTATTTTGGGCTTGTGGGTAGCAGCTGACGGCCTTATTTACCAACAGTTTGCGGATAATGTGAACAATTATCTAATTAGCAGTGCATGGCTGATGGAAAAGAACGAACACGGTAATTTGAAAAATGAGATAATGTATGCAGTAATTGGCGTCGATTTCGGTGGTACAAAGTCGGCGCATTCATTTACCCTTACCGGATTTACAAAAGGGTATAAGCAGGTAGTAGTATTAGATGAATATTATTGCAAGAAGCGATTAAATCCAAAACAGCTGCAGGATGATTTTATCGATTTTGTAAAGCGCGCCAAAAGCAAATATAAGGTATACGAAGCTTATTGTGACAGTGCAGAACAGACGCTGATTTCGGGATTTGAAATGGCATGCGTGCAGGCACATGTAACAATTGATATCCGGAACGCGATTAAAGGACCGATTAATGACCGTATTGCATTCTATAACAGTCTCATTGCACAGCATCGATGGAAAATTATGAAACACTGCAAACACACCATAGAAGCATTCGAACAGGCGGTGTATGACGACAAGTTAAAAAATCAGGATAAGCGATTGGACGATGGATTAATGAATGTCGATTCGTTAGACTCGTGCGAATATTCGACCGAAAGTGTACAAGACGAAATCCTGTATATATCATCCTAATAAGGAGAACAAGATGAGCAATAAAATAATACAGTATTTAAAAGATAAAAAATATCATACAGCAAGCGATAGGACCTACGCCCACATCGATGAGTGGCTCGAGTGGTACCAAGGAGAAGTAGAGAAGTTCCATAAATATAAGGTGTTTAATGGGACATCGACAACAACACATAACAGATACACATTGGGAATGGCAAAGAAAGTCTGTGAGGACTGGGCAAATCTATTGCTTAATGAAAAGGTGTCCATCAAGGCGGGTAAGTACGAAGCGCGACTAGATGAAATTTTATCAGCAAATAATTTCCGAGTAAGGGGGAATCAGTTAATTGAAATTGCATATGCCTTAGGAACGGGTGCTTTCGTGGAATATAAAAATGGGAATGATATCATAATCGATTACATGCGTGCGGATATGATCTACCCATTATCGTGGGACAATGGAGACATTACAGAATGTGTATTCGGAACCGTTCGTACGATGGATGGTAAGGAAACGATTTATTTGCAGTTCCATCGCTGGGGTATAGCAGCTGACGGCGAAAATCCGCGGGAGTACTACATCGAGAACCGCTATGTAGATGCGGAGTCCGGCGACGAGTTGGAAATACCAGAAGATGTGCAATACATAGTATCAACAGGATATAGTAAACCCCTATTCCAGATTATCACACCGAATATCTACAATAACATTGATTTGGATTCGCCGCTTGGTATTTCTGTATACGCAAACAGTATTGACCAATTAAAAGGATGCGATCTCGTGTACGATAGTTATATGAACGAGTATGTGCTCGGAAGAAAGAGAATCCTTGTCCCGATAACGATGGCGAAAATGCAGATGCAAAAGGATGGACAGACCAATCCGGTATTTGATCCAAACGATACGGTTTATTATCAGATGCCAAATGATAGAGATTCTGATTTGAAGTTAACAGAGGTTGACATGTCAATTCGAGCAACAGAGCATGAACAAGGAATACAGAGATGCTTAGATATACTCAGCCTAAAGTGTGGCATGGGCACTGGTAGATATCAGTTCAACTCTTCCGGGGTAAAAACGGCAACCGAAGTTATCAGCGATAAATCTGATTTATACCAGAACCGTCAGAAGAATGCTCTCATAGTAAGAGCAGCCATTATCAACATGATTCGTGCCGTATCGTTTCTGGATACCGGCGCCGAGGTAGAAGCGACCGTTAATTTTGACGACAGTATCATTGAAGACACCAATACTACGATTGACAAGAACATTAAGTTGGTGCAGGCGGGGTTGTGTTCGAAAAAAGCGGCCATTATGGAGATTAATAAATGTAGTGAAAAAGAGGCAGAAAAAGAATTAAAGCGCATTGCAGAAGATGGACAAATAACCGGGCAGGACATTGACTGGACCGGTGGGGACGAAGAAGAGAAAAAAGATGAGCCGGCAGATGATGAGGAAGATGAGGAGTAATCCAATATGACACAACTCGAAATACAACGTGTAGCGGATGGACCGACTGACTTATATCAATCCTTAGAAGAACAAATCATGGTCAATATAATTAAGCATTGCAAGGATTGGAAGCAGCCAATAGCAAGCGATGAGTGGCTGATGCGTAAGCTTGCAGAGATTGGGAAATTAAACCAAGAGAACATTCGAATCATTGCGGAAGCCACCGGACTTAATCAGAAAGCTATGGAGAATATGCTGAATGAAGTGGCGGGGAAGGTATTAGATGAAGTAGAACCGGCGCTGACAACGGTAGCAGAACAGGGTCTTGCAGGTGAAGCCGTACCAATAACACGCAGTAAGAACGTCAAGCAGGTCATGAAGACAATGCAGAGTCAAGCAAAGGACATCCTTAATGTGTGTAACAGCACCATGCTCTACAAAGCCAAAGATGCATACGAACGCTTGGTAAAGGAAGTAACCACCGGTGCAAAAGAAATTGAGAATAAGCAGAATTATCTTGATATCTTAAACGACTATACGACCTCGATGGTTACCGGTGTGGAAGCCAGACAGCAGGCATTGAGAAAATGTATTGAAGACTTTAACAAAAAAGGAATACCGGCATTTGTGGATCGACGCGGTCGGGAATGGACGCCGGAAGCATACGTTAATATGTGTATGCGTTCGACGTCGAATACCATGGCTGCCGAAATTCAGATGGCAAGGGCAGATGATTATGGGATTAACCTGGTTGAGGTTGACAGCCATTCAGGAGCCCGCCCGAAGTGTGCAAGAGATCAAGGCAAGATATTTGACCGAAACAACGCATCTGAGAAGTATCCACACTGGAATACATCAAGCTATGGAGAACCGGACGGAATTTTGGGAATAAATTGCAGACACCATATTTATCCATTCGTTGAAGGAGTGAGTATACGCAGACATTTCCCCACAGAAAACCTAAAGGCAAATGATAAACTGTATAAGCAAACCCAAGTACAGCGGGCTTTGGAAAGGGATGTACGAAAGCAGAAACGATTATGCATGATGTATGATGAGTTAGAGGATGCAGAAGGATTCGTGATGGCCTCGGTAGGGTTAAAAGAGAAAGAAACCAAGCTCACAGATTATGTTGATAAACATGAGAATTTGCACCGACGCAAAGACCGGGAGCAGGTAGTAGGATTCGACAAAGAAATCAGCGCGAAGGCAACCAAGGCCAATAAAAAACATGTTGAAAAATATAGTCGATATCATTATAATAAAAGTGGAAATATTATAGCGACGGATGATTGGAAAAAGAAAGAAAGGGTTAGTATACCAAAGAAGTACAAGCCGTATGCAGTAATAGAAACGATTGAGAATAAGAAAGGTACACAGTACACGAACAGAACTATCTATGACGAAAACGGTAGAATGAAAAAGCAAATTCATTCCGGAAACCATGCAAATCCAAAACAGCATCCGTACGGAAGCAATGGCGAGCATGCACATGATTACGAATGGGAGAATGGTGCTATCGTCAATCGTATTACCAGAGAATTAAACACTACAGAAAGAAAGGAGAACTCGGATATACTATGAATGCACAAAAACTGAAGAAAATGATATTATCGTTGGCACAAGATATAACCTTCTTGTATGAAGAAGAGTATGCATGCATTAATCCATGGAATTCCCAGAAGATTGAAGTAGGATACGGAAACAAGGTAAAAATTTATAACGACATTGACGAGGTAATGACCGATAAATTCTACCATGGGAAAGCGTTGGAAGATATTTGTGAAACACTAATAATTGAGTAGCGGCCACTGATGTAAAAGTCAGTGGTATTTTTATACCCTTTTGAGGAGGTGGTGTGATTGATTGTAGTAAGCATAACACCGAACTGTATTACGGTGGAAGGACACGCAGGATACGCGGAACCAGGTAGGGACATAGTGTGCGCCGCGGTTTCAGTATTGATACATAATTTGGTGCAAAGCATTGAAAGTCTGACTGAAGATAGTGTTAAGTTTAATATCAGACCAGGATATGCTGAAATAGTTTATAAGGATTTGTCGGTAGAGGGACGCCTCCTGATAGATTCTTTTTTTATTGGTGTAAGCGACATTGTGGCTGCTTACGCTGAGTACGTGCAAATTATATAGCGCGGTGCCGACGGGCGGTAAGCGGAATATAAACTAAACAAGGAGGTACTTATAATGAAGTACATGAATGCAAAAAGAAAATACCAGTCACTTAATTTACAGCTCTTTGCCAGTGATGGTGAAGCAGTAGGCGACAACGGAGAAGGTTCTGGAGAGGAAGACGAAGGAGATGATGAACCGGAAGACGGAGAGGAAGACGATCTGGAGGAGAAGAAATTCTCACAGAAGGATCTGGATGATGCTGTGAAGAAGCGCCTCGCAAGAGAAAAACGCAAATGGCAGCGTAATCAACAGAAGAAATCCGACGTCGAGGATAAGGCCGGCGATGGCGAAGAATCGGAGGAGTCGAAAGCGAGAAAAGCTGCTGAGAGCAGAGCAACAAAGGCAGAAGCTAGAGTGGTCTGCTATGAAGCGGGAGTTGCAAAAGACTCTGTAGATGATGCAATCGCACTTGCAAGATCGTATATGGAAAACAATGAAGAACTCGACTTGGAAGACGCTATAGAAAAAGTAGTTAAAAAATATCCTCATTTCAAAAAAGGAACTGAGGAATCGTATGAAGAAAAGAAAAGTAAATCATGGGGAGAGAGGCAGAAAGGAAGCAATCCGCAGAAAATGTCAGGTGTAGAAAAAAGATTCTACGAGCTCAATCCAGATTTGAAGTAGAAGGAGACAAGATATGATTAACAGAGAATTACAGTTACAGTTATTTGCAGGTCATGAGCCGCAGGAAAGATATTCCAACCTTGTGTTGGCAAAGTTAAGAAAAACAACAATTTTCGCAAAGTTATTTAACAACCGCTATGAAGGCACTCCAACGGCCGGCGCGGTTAAGATTCCGGTGCGAGACACGGAAGTGACCGTAGGGAAATACAACAAGGTAACAGGTGGAGAACTTACACACAGCACGACGACATACGAAACGTTAACAATTGATCAGGATATATATGTCAATGAACTGATTGACGGTTACGATGCAGCTTCTGTGCCGGACAGTTTAGTTGCAGACAGATTGGATTCCGCCGGTTATTCCATGGGCATCACCACTGATTCAGATTTAATTAATCTGCTCGTGGAAAAAGGTACTGTTTCTGCGGATACAACCGCATTAACCAAAGATACCATTTATGAATCTGTTGTAGATGAAGTTGTCGCGTTAAAGAAAAAGGGATTAAAACCTGCCGAGTTATGGCTTGCTGTTCCAAACGAGACATATGCGCTGCTTTTAAAATGTCCGGAGTTCGTCCGAGCAACAGAGCTTGGGGACAAGGTGGTAAAAGAAGGATTAGTAGGTAGAATTAACGGATTGGATGTATATGAAACTAACAACATTCCGGATGCTGCTAATGTAGAATATATCATTGGAAATACCGTATTCTGTCATTATGTAGCGGAGTGGATGGTGCCGGTAAAGGTAAATGATTTGAGAGACGCAAAACATATCGGCGCCTCTGCCGTTCAGGGACGCCGCGTATACGGACGTAAGATCACACGACCAACAACGGTTACTGTAAGAAAGAGAGCAAGCGTAGCTCAAGGGGAATAAAATGTCATATGTAGATAAAGATTATTATGATAACGTGTTTCAAGGGGAGTCGGCAGCCGTTGCCGACTTCCCGTCTTTGCTCCGACGTGCAGAGGAAATCGTTGAAGAAATGACAATGTATCGACTTAACCCGACCTCTTTTGCAAGCATGACGGAGGAGAGTCAGAAACAAATCAAGAGTGCAGTTTGTGCACAGATTGAGTATCTGGATGCAAATGGCGGCAGTGACATGGACAATGGGGCTGATTTGCAAAGTGCAGGTTTGGGCAAGTTCTCGTACACGAAAGCATCCGGCACTGATGGGAGTTCACAGCAATCCATTTATGCACCGCGCGCACGACGCATTCTTGCCCCTACAGGGCTGTTATATCGTGGAGGTGGTAGTTATTAAGGCTATACCGAAAAAGTTGCTTATCCATGACGCTAAGTTGCACAGCGTGTTATCTACGGATACCTGGGGCAAAGATACGCTGGATCAGGAGAAACAGTTGGAACACATCAGGATAGAGCCGAGTGGGAAAATTATCCGAGACAAAAATAATGCGGAAATACAGCTTGTAGCAACGTTGTTTCATGACTGCAGAAACAGCAGACCACAGAATGTAACTTACCGTATAGACGACATTATCGTTTTTAACGGACAAAAGCACAGGGTACAGTTGGTTGAGCCGCTTTTTGACGGCAAACAACTGCACCACTATGAGATTGGACTGGTGCGTTATGGCAGTGAAAGTAACATTTAACAAATCATTAGCAATCGCCAAAATACAAGGGGCAAAGGATGCAGCCCTGACGATTGCTGGCATTCAGGCTCTAAAAGACTCGAATCAGTATGTGCCACGTGATCAGAATACGTTGCGCGACAGTAGTATTACAAATAGCGATCGCGCTGCTCAAAATGGTGTATTCAAAATTCGATGGGATGAGCCGTATGCACGTTACCTATTTCATGGAGAAGTGATGCACGGAAACCCGACAAATCGTACTTACGGGCCTGAAAAGCTGAAATTCACGGAAGCGTTAGCTCGTATGGAATGGGCGAAATATGCCAAGGAGAAACATGGTAATGAGTGGAAGCAAGTGTATCAAAAAGCATTACAAAGGGGGCTGATGAATTGACACCCATAAAAGAATTAATGACTTTGCTGATAAAAACAGCAGAGGAAAACTGTAAGCTGGATAATAAAATCTCACTGAAGGAACTGTCACATAAAAATAGTTTATACGCAGAGCCGGGAGAAGGATTTACAGAGGCACGATATTATGATAACAGCACCGTGAAAATCATTCCGGTGCTGTTCTTGTGCCGAAGCGATGAACAGGAGCGCTGCTTCGAACAGCTGGAGAGTATCTGTAACTATTTTGAACGATTACAGGAATATCCACAGGGTAAAAATTTTGCCTGGCTTAACACAGAGACGGCAAAAGAACCGTCTAAAATCGGCAGGGATGAAGGTGGGGCATACCATTATTCCTGCATACTAAACTGCAAAATATTTTATTAAGAAAGAAGGATGTATGAACATGAAGAAATACGAATTGCAAATCTTCGCGGAGACGTTACCAAAGAATCCGATTACACCGGAAATCAATTACGAAACTGAGGCTTTCATCAATACAACACCGACTGAGGAAACACCGACATGGGCATCAATCGCTGCCTTAACAAAGAATATGGCAGAGAGTCTTAACGAAGTGATTTATCAGGCGTCGTACTATGCAGACAAGGGCTGGGGCAGCTCGGAAGTCGTAGGTGCTCAAATGACACTTACCCTTACTGGAGACTGTAAACCATCAGACACTGCGTATGAATACATTACAAGTGAAAAGGTAATGTATGAATTTGGAGAGGCGAGAAAAACGCATATGAAGCTGACACGCGGCACAAAAACTATAATTTGGCCAATCACTCTCGTTAACATCACAAAGGGCAGAGGAGATTCCGCAGCAACAAATGCCCTTACTGTAACAATCCACGGCAACGGAAAGCCGCTGCTTTCGACGACGAGTACAACCGAATAAGATAGGGGGATAGCAATATGACTTATCAGGCAAGACGAAGCAATACGG